ACGACAGACTTGCAATTTTCCACCTCAGCCTTCTTGGTCTTTACCTCTGGTGAGAGATCGTAGATGTCTAAAGCTATATGTCCAAATTGTTTGTCAAAGGCTAAGAAGCCAGCCCTATTCTTTTCTGTGACTATAGGGTCATCTTGGCTACCGTAAAGGTAGGAAGACAACTGACTGATGTAACCGAAGGGGTCTTCTTCTCTCAGCTTACCTTCTTTAAACTTCCTAAAGCTGAAACTAGAGGCAGACTTAACATCAATCAACATACCGTCGATAACACAGTCACGGTGACCTAATACGCCCTCTACGTTCAGTTGGTCTTGCATCCCTTCGACTTTATGCCCAGCAGCCATACACAAACCAATTATATGACTTTCCGTAAGGTCACCAAAGATAAACTTGTTGAGGGTAGAGGCTGTCAATTTCTCACGGTGGGTTGCCTTGTTGACAGTGTACCAAAGCTTACGTTCACACTTTGTTCCAAGACCAGAAAGACGAAGAGATCCCTTGTCTTCTCTTTTCTTCATTTGACGAAGAAGAGACTTACGGACATCTTCCGATACCCATTCCGCTACTTCTTCTGTATATCCCTCACCTGTTTGAAGGACATGATTTATATCAGCTACAAGAGATTCGATGGATGGCATACTTCTTCTCCGGTGTCATACACTGCAATTAAATAAGCCAAATAAGACCAACCACAACCGTTTACAGCTTCGTCAAGGAAGAGGAGACAATCTTCCATCGTCTCCACTCCTTTCTCTGTAAAGGTCACTGAGTGATCTCTACCATCTTCCTCTACAGTAGTTTCGTACTTAAGAGTAAGCTTTCCCATCTACCAGACCAAAGCCTCATCACGTTCAGGGGCTTCGGCTGCTTCCACAACACCAACACTTTCCAAGGTTACGATATTGACCCGACCTTTATAGATCGAAACCTTTACCTTAACTTTAGAACCGTTCCAGATGTTTTGTTCAGTATCCCAAGGCACTGCTACTTTGTTTTCTTGGGATGCCTTCCAATCAACTACATTGGGTGGGCCGTTTACTTGAGGTGTCCCATCGTCATTGGTAAACCTCTTGTGAAGATGTGTCCGTTTGAATGTATAACCATACAAACCATCTTCTGTTTCTTTGAACATCTCATTACCCAAGATGACGTCTGGAATACCGTCAGCAATCATTCTCTTCTTCATGTCTTCATCAAAGACAAGTTGAATTTTGTACTGACCGTCAACGTCATCTAAGGGGTAAGCTTCGCTACCCATGTCACGGTTACGTTCAAAGACCTGTGCGTACATGGATGTTCCATCATACGTTTTGTACACTGTTTTACTCATAGTGATTCTCCTTTTGGAATCTGTCTTATATCATAAATATTACAACTACGCAATGCGTCAATGTGTCTCATACCAGTTCCTTCCGACATCTGACGAAACTGCCAATGGACAAAAGACATCAAGTTTATCTCTCACTCTGTTCATACTCTCCTTTTGTATCCTAATCAACCTCTCAGCTATTTCCATCGAAGGTACTTCGACCTGCACTTCATCATGTACAATATCGATCAGCTTAAAGTCTAAGCCTTCCTTCTCTGCTCTCATTTTCCACTCTAGCACCCAATGCTTAACGACAACACTCTCACCGTTTTGAAGCATACCGGCTAGTGTTTTGTGTTCACTGGGAACCTTTACCTTACGACCATCAAGACCAGTAAAGTAACCTCTTCTGGCAATGTGTGGGATCTTCTTTTTCTTAAGTTCTTTAAGTCCGTCAATAGATTCTAGAAAGTTATCAACGGCATCTTTAGCCTGTGTCCGATTAACCTTTAAGATGCTTGCGATCTTAGGGATACCGGCACCCAAGAGAAAGGCGTAGATAAAGGTCTTAGCCATGTCTCGTGTCACATGCGGAATACCTAAAGCTCTCTTATTCACGTTGTGAATGTCAGTCTCATCTTCTTTCTTGCCGGTGACAATAGCATCGACATAAGCCCTAGACTGCATGAGGTGAGCCAAGATCCTAAGTTGAATGCCTTCCGCATCTGTACCGACTAGATAGTTACCCTCATCCACACACCATAATTTCCGCATAGGGCCATCATACCTGTGCTTCACACTTTCCACCGCAGTCTTAGGATCACCATAAAAGGCAGAAGGTATGTTTGCCTGATTGGGTGCCTGATGTGACATACGGCCTGTCCATGCCCCAATGTGCATAAAACGACCATGAATGCGACCATCATCCTTACACTGTCCTAACCACTCTACAAGGCTTGTTCTACGTCCCTGTAGGGTCAACCACTCTGACAGCTTGTGTGCGCCCTCTGGGGCCGTGTCAGGCAGTGTGTTGAGGTTAGTTTCGCTACAGGTCCACCCGTAGGTCTTGTAGTGTTCACCTTTGTCTTTCATATTCCATATGCCCCTTTGTTTTCTCGACAGGCTCCCAGCCAGCTTCCCATAGTCTTTCTATGCGTTGTTTTGGACTAGACGGTTCAAAGGTCTTATAGTCAAAACAAACAAGCTCTTCCCCTTGTCTTTCACACTTCGGGTACTTAGCCAAAGCATTCTTAACAGTACCAAACAGAGTACCATCCGTCTTCTCACGATACTTCAATCTATTAACCTCTACAAGCTTAGGGGGCCAGATCTTTTGGAACTCTTGTTCAAGGTCTGACATCCGCATTTTCATTTCAGATAGCATTTCTTGAGCAGTTGACCGGTCAAACTTAAACCCAATACCTGTCATTTCCTCGCAGGTCGATGCAATGTCATGCTCAGTACGCATTGCTAATTTCCACTGAGGGTCTTCGATCTGTGATTTAAACTTATTGTAAACTTTAGCTGTGACCTCAACATCGTTAAAACAATACTCAATCATCTCTTCAGACAAGCCGCCAGCAAAGTCTGTGAACTCTCCCTTGTGTAAACCTAGTCGAATGCCCCACGCCTTTAGTGAGTGACCGTTAAGAATGTTATAGTCAATAAGGCGGGAAACAACGAGAGTATCAACAACATCACAGGGTTTGATTGTGCCTGATCCCATAAACTTATTAATAACAGGAACATCGAAACCAAGACCATTATGGAAAACCCAAGTTCTAACAGAAACAGCAAAGTCATTAAATCTAACCTTCTCTGATATATCCTTGTCTAAATTAGTAAACTTGTACAGCTTACCTGTCTCAAGATCTTTAGCGCAGACAACATAAATGTGCTTTGGGTTTAAGCTGTCCGTTTCTATATCACAAGCAACTACCTTCATGTTGTCCACTTATTCCTTAAGGTGAAGCTGTCAGGGCTGAATGACATCTCACCGGCATATCCTGTGGCCCCTGTGGGACGGTTCTTAGTGATGTAAAGCCGTGTGGTGTTACGGTCATCCTCATCCTCTGCCATGTTGTCCCTCTGAAGCTCTACAACGACACTAGCACGTTGCTCTATCATCTTACAATACTTAACAGCACCATCGTCGTTTGTGTGAGCTATCGTAATCAAACCAACATTCAATTCAGCAGCAAGCTTTGACAACCTGATAGCCATGTCAGCTAAGAATGTCTCCTTGCTTTCATCACCGTTCTTGCTGGCTGCTACGTCCTGTATAGGTTCAAACATGATGTACTTACATCCACAAGCCTGTGACAGATAACGGATCTGATCCAGTAGAAGAAGGGGATCGTCTTCATCGTTCAAGTAGAACTGGAACAGCATCTCATCTTTAGTAATCTTAGAGATGGCCTCTTGCACAATTTCATCGTAGCCGTTGTCAACAATAAGGTCTTTCCTTGTTACATTCGCTTGTAGCTCATAGCTGCACAGACCCAACAGACTTCTAAGCTTTGTTTCTTCCAGATGCCAAATGGCAATAGGGACATCAGGGTATTCTGACAGAATGCGATATTGAAGGTAACGCATGAACTCTGTTTTACCAATACCTGTCTTGGCTTTGAACACAGTAAAGTGACCCTGCATAAGTCCTAAAGCCAAGTCATCAAAGTCAGGAATACCTGTCTGTACATACACATGCTCTTCCGCTTTGTTGTACAGATTGAGGAACTGACTGGTGGTGTTCAAAACATTGTCAGGGGTGAACTTCCTAGCTCCCCACCAAGCATTGACAAATTCCTTCGCAGCCCCTGCTTGCAGAAAGTCATTGGCATCTTTGTACTTGTCATGGATGACACGATAGACCTTGTTAGGGAACATCTTTGCAATCTTGTGGGCAACAGCATTACCAGCTTCATCACTGTCAACTGACAAGATGATCTTATCAAAGCCGTTAAGGTACTCTCTGGTCTTCTCCCAAAGCTTACGTGATGGTGTTGCTGATGGTAGGGATATAAAGGGACAAGGGAATTTAGGGTTGTTGCACATCTGGTAGGCAGACATAGCATCAAGCTCACCCTCACAGATAGTGACAATCTTACCTGTTCCAGTATTCCATAGGTTCTGACCAAAGAACTCATCTGTCTTCATACCTTCAAGAAAGAACCCTTCCTTTGGTAGGACACGGATCTTACGACCACCAGAAGGATAAGGGTAAACATGCTTGATTGGTTTGCTTGATCGATCAAGTACAGTTGACACATTAAAGAACTTCATAGTCTCTAACGTAATTCCCCTGCACCCCTCAAAGACCTCTTCTTCGGTACGGGCTGACAACATCATAACTTCTCCTCTTTGGTTGATTGGGTACTCTTCTAAGGCCCAACTTTCGTAACCCTTTTCAGCAGGGTATTTCTTTTCACAACTGTGACACTTACCGGCTTTGCTCTCCGTATTGTAAGAGAAAGCATCTGACGAACCACAATCAGAATAAGGACATTTAACGTGACTTCTCCAAGACATATACAATAGTTCCTTTATCTACTGTTTTCTTTTTTATCTTTAGTTTCGTACTTTAGTATAGGGATTATACTGGTTTAATCTGATTCGGCTATTGCTTGTCAAGCAGAATCTTTGGTCTTGTCTTAGGTTTTATCGAATTAGACAAGGCGTCAGTCTTCAAACACTGACCGATAGCATCCCTATCGATGGCGTAAATAGGCTCGTAGAAGGCTGGTAAAGCATCACCACAAGCTCTATAACTAGGGAAGACCACCTTCGCTTGAAGGTAGTCCCCATTGAGTGTGTAGCTCAACACAAGGACAGTGTAGAACAGCATCACAGATACTCCACTACTCTGCCTGTATTCCAGTTCTTAGCTTCTCTCTCAGCTTCCTCACGATCAGTAAAGACCCACACCTTAGTGTCGTATGTCCAAGGGTTCTCCTTCCTTACGAAGGTATACTCCCCCTTCTCTAACTCTATTTCCACTACATACCTACCCATCTTCTTTTTTCTCCTTCTCTAGTCCAGCCTTGATTAATGTTACAAAGCCTACGTCAAAGATAGCTGCGAATGTCTCAGGATCACACTCTACTTGCAGTGTGGCACTACCATCTTCATGCTCTTCTATTTCTGTTATTTTGATTATATCACTCTTCATCACTCATTCTCCCTTAATGCTCTCCACGACACAGGAAACAATTTTAC